TCAGCTGACCAATACTTGACATACGTACAAAATTCACAATGAGTACAGTGAACACAGTATGAATCAGGACCTAATTGGGCACAAATGCAGCGCCTAGTACATCCCTTAGCCAACGTCGTCAGCGTAGCTTGATTATTAATATAATGTGTGTACAAACGCGGTAATGGTTTAGGGTAATCTTTAGGGTTATTTTTATAATTTTTCTCCGCCAAGGCATTTATCTTATTCAACTCACCGTATAGATATATTCGACATATTAGACAAGTCGTATGCGAATGGGGTTCCAATCCCGGACCTTTTCGCTTTTCATCACAAGACTTACAAGTGAACAAATTGCTTATCATAGCGGGTGTGCATTCAACACGACTTATAATCCCACCATCCTGATCTTTTTCTTCAATCATATTTGTCATAATATTATGTTTATTCCACATCTTTTGAGCTGCGGTGTACAAAACTTGAGGTCTGCACAAAGCATTTTCACAATACAAGTGCTCGGGGTCGCCCATATTATGTGCAAAGTGTATGATTCTTTTCCGCTTACTCATACTATGCTCATGCCTCGGCAATTCATCGTCTTTCCCTTGATGTTCAATAGTAGGGGTTACGGGTATATCACCAGTATCTATCTTTAAAGATGACAAATCAGGAATCATCTCCTCATCTCCTTTGAGTAATTCAACTTTAAACTCAGTCAATTCGACAGCATTCTCCTCAACGGCTTTGTTATACATAGAATTCCACTTAGCTTTAAGCTTAGAACGCTCCAAAAAGAAATGAGGAGCTTTTGCCTTACGCAAATCTATGGCTTTTATTCTAAAGTCTTTAACAAACTCAATCACGTGCGTCGTGAATTCCCTAAATGTGTGCGTAGCAATATGTCTGCTAGTTCCCTTAGTTGTAGGATTATATTGTTTAAACTTCAAATGAGGCCACGATACCATCAAGTCATCATGATCAGTGTATTTCTCTTTCAAACGAACATCATCGACCGTACCTTTATCTATATTATAAACATCTGGATCAACATCAATTTCATAGATGATGTTTCGACGACGCAAAACCGCCTCATGATTCGTCAACTCATTGTGAATGAATGTCATACCATTAGAAGTAGTGATTATCATTTCACTTGTGTATGGAGTACCTTTAACTCCAACACCTGGATCACTAAGGGAAGCCATATTTGGTAAAAAGGCATCACAACCACACATGACAAGTGTTTCCATTATAAAGGGATCCTCTCTCTGGGCTCCCCAATCGTCAACATAAATTATTGGTTGTCCAGAATATCCATTCCAGAACTTTTGCCCTATTTGTCGAGCATATTTAAGCCCCTGAATATCAACCTCAAAATTATTATTATCAAAATATGTTGGAAACAGTTCAGGTGACATTTCTCT